AAGGCACAGGATGCCTGGACCAAAAGAAGAAAAGAATTAACTGTTGACATCTTGTAATTCCAAATATTTTATTACTTTTACAAAAAAATAAAAACATGGCTACACCTTTAATTCACGCAACATCCTCGGCGAAGCGCTGGGGTGGCACAGCAGAAGATTATGTTGCACTTCACGCCAAGATGGATTGCAGCAAGAAGTACTTTCCTGATAACAGGCACAGGATACTAACGCACAATATGTTCTTCATCTTTGAAGTAATGATTGAACTGTACGGTGAGTATATAACAAACTCTGCTGGTCGTCTGGTGAGCGTTAAGGATATATGCGAACTGCATATTCTGGAAGATTACCACATGAAGTATATTCCTACCCCGCAGGACTGGATTGAGAACTTGCAGGTGAAGTCATGGATGAATAACGGTTTAGGTGAAGCGCCGTCATCAGCGAAGTTGCGCTTCCCAGAAGGTATTACAGTTGATAGAGAAACTGAACTAATGGTTCGTAAAAAAACCACAATTTATATTGATTAACCCTTTAAATTCTAAAAAAATGGCAGTAGACAAAAGAAGTACATTTAACGCGCTTAAAGAAGCGTTCCCAACAGTTTCAATTATCGAAGTTGGCTATTACGGTAGCGGTGATTCATTTGATTCGTTCAACAGCGTGGATGCGTATGACGGCGATAAGAATAGTGTCGACATTGACTACACGGAAGTAGTGAATATTGCAGATGAGTTCCTCTGGTATTGTTTAGATAATAGTCCAGCCGACTTCAATGACGGTGGGGCCGAAGGAACCATTAAACTGGACTTGGATAACTTCATAGCGGAACTGAATAACTACGAGCTGTATACAGAATCTCGTCATACAGGTACAGAGCATTTTTAAAAAATATTTCTTGATTTCAAGAATTTAATTATCTTTGCATAAATCAAAAACGAAAACAAATGAAAACTATCACCCTTTCGAATGTGGTAATGGTCAGCGATCCTTGCTACAAACTTGACACCTGGTGTCAGTCAGTTATTACAAATGTTCTCCCAGGCACATACTATGTCCAGGCGGTTATATCCGATCTTGGCGACTGGGGAACAAGATGTACTGGGCTTATCGCCGTGCATCAGGACTTCGTTGGCGCCAAGAAGCGCTGGTATAAACACGCATCTATCGGAGTGGATTCTGGACAGGCCGGCATCTTTGATATGGCGTCATACAGGAATCCAGATGTAGCAGCAACAATCCAGGCGCCAGATATCGACTTCACGATTTCATATAACGATGATCCAGGCGACTCGTGGTATGAGAAGATGTGCCGCTTCACTTTGAGTGAGAACTCTTGGGGGGCGTATGACGGTGGCGTGGTATCCAGCAGCGGAATAGGTGATGGGATGTATGATGTTTCTGTTTGGAAGTCCCATAAACAAATCGTGGCGATCAATATCGACTTCGGTATTACCAACACGCAAAGACAATTTATCGAATCATTAGAGAGTGCTTTTTAGGTTTATAGTGTATTACTCCTGCGGGAATATTTCCTGCGGGAGTTTTTTTAAAAAAATATTTATTGATATTAATAAAAAATTCTTAACTTCGTATCACATTTAAACCAAAAGCATATGCAGTACTTAAATCAAACTCAAGCGAAGAAATTAACTGGTTTGTCATACCTAGGTGGAGTCGCGACTTCGTCCAAAATGGCTAAAGGTCTTAAGTATAACGAAATGACCTACATCTTATATCTGGCTCCGGCCGACATGTCCGGGTATGAAGTTTGTCCGATGAGAAGCGACGAATGCACGCGCCTATGCCTGAACGAATCAGGACACAACCGTATCGATACTAAGAATATTATTAACGCAGCTCGAATTAAGAAGACGAAATTGTTCTTTGAGCAGCGCGACTTCTTCATGGCGTGGCTGGTTGACGAAATAGCAGCCGGCGCACGTAAAGCAGAAAAAGCCGGCATGCGTTACAGCGTTCGCCTGAACGGCACTAGTGACCTTAACCCGGAGCAGTTTAACACTGGCGGGAAAAACATACTTCAGATATTTCCAGATATCCAGTTTTACGACTACACTAAGGTGGACAACCGTATTAAGTTGATTCAGAAGTACCCTAACTATGATCTTACATTTAGCTACAGCGGGACGAATCTAGACAAAGCGATTCTAGCGCTGGAAAATAATATCAGGGTCGCAGTGGTATTCGAGCAGGTACCTGAGAAGTTTTGGGGACGCCAGGTTATCGACGGGGACGCGTACGATATGCGTTACCTAGATGAGGGCAATGTGGTTGTCGGCTTGAAGTTCAAAAAAATCAGAACGAAATTGGAGAAGAGTAGTTTTGTAATATCATAAAAAAAACCTTTATTTGCATATGACTAGAGAAGATGTTGAAGCAATGGAAAGAGAAACTCCTCGGGTAATAAACGAGGAGTTCTCTTCTAGCATAACCAGGATGGGACCAGTACTCACTCCTCACAGGATAACTATCACCAGTGACATAGTAACCTGGCGCCGGCGCAACAGCGTGCTAATTGGCGTCGACAGCACGCAGGTGAAGCGCGCTAGCATTACCAGCGTCGACATTATTGATAATGTTATCGGATGTGATATCGTCATCCACGCTCAAGGTCACCCAAACATCATTGCGACGAACTTCTCCAGCTCAGACGCTAAGAGGATTCGCGAATTAATCCTAAATAATTAAAATGGAAAATAACCCAGCAGCAGACAAACTCCAGGCGCTTGTAGCCGGCTTCAGGTCGGAGGTGATAAAGGATATCCATATAACCCTGTCGTCATACAATGAAGGAAGTCAATTCGTCTTCGACAAGACGGACGTGGTGCTTCGCACTGAGGGTGATCCCAACGCCCGTGCGTCATACCTAGCCGTCAGCATTAACACTGATGGAGACATCCACTGTGTATCACACGACTGGGAGGTATACTTCACTATCGCCCTGGATACAGTAACCACCACGGAACTGGCAAGAATCCATGACGTGCTGGTCCGGCAGGAATTCCAGCACAGCGAGCCCGTCAGGGTGAGCGACTGAGACGACCGGCAGAAATGCCCAAAAAATATTTTACATCCCCTTCTTTTTTTGGATTCTTTTAGTTATATTAGTTCATAAACTCAAATATTATGGCTACTAAAAGAACAGCAAAAAAGAAACAACCAGTAACAACTTACGCATCAGTGGGACCTAACATCTACTTTGACGGCACCAGCTACAGAGTACGTGTGATCAAAGATGGTAGTCGTTACTCAAAAAACTTAACTTCAAAGAGAGCTGCGGTGCAATACCGTAACGAGATCCTCAAGAAGTAACATTCGTTTTTGGTTAGTAAACTGGGGGTTCTGCACATGTAGAACTCCCTTTTTATTTATATTTATTACTATGGCAAACAAATTAGATAGTTCGGAAGTAACTAACCTTCTAGACAAATACACCCGCGGGAAAGCATTCGAAGACGGTCCCTACAATTATAGAATGTATGTTACAGCTAATACCTACGGGTACGGCGTAATACTTACACTGTTAAACGAACCGGACCTCATCGACGGATCCCTGATAATTTCCGCCGTGGAGAATATAAAGAAAATCCTTCTTACCAAGTATGACATCAAGGACATAGAAGCAATCCACCTGTATATAACAAAAATATGGATAGACGCTTTCGGACACGAGGAAAATTTAATAGTTTCGCTTACGTCTCCTCCACTGAGAGGTTTCGACTTCCTGATAGAGAACGCGCCCTTAGTTGTTAACGCCACAATACATGCGTATGACCTTAAAGCGTTCAACGAGTCCAGGAATAAAAAAATGGCTAAGGTTCAGAAGGCGCTAGATAACTTCTCAAAGAAAGCCGGTCGCATAGAGATGGACATCGCCGACTTCCTGACGTATGCGGGAATGGACATGTCCCAAAAAGTAATCTTCGGATGCTCCCCAGTTATGAGCACTAGTATAAAACGACTAAAGGGAACTGGATCTAACGCCTTCCTGTCTGACGCCGGCGTCCTGGATATTCAAATCCATATAGAAGTACGCGTAATACTCCTAGGCGATTCCCCGTTCATGACCGGCCTTAAGGATCACTATTCTGTTGACGGCTGGCACGGCTTAATCGACTCTCCAGAATTCGAACGCGAATACTGTAAGCCCATAGCAAATTATATCACGTCATACTTCGAGCATCACACAACCTCGCCAGTAGATACTCTTCGTATCACATTTACACATAACGCTAAAAGATTTACCTACAACATAGATATAAATTAATCCGGTCGTATTACCTTATTCGCTCGGGACTCTTCGAGTCCCTCGCTTGACCCGGTTGTATGACCGGGTTTTTTGTTTCCGGTCGAAAGAAGAACGCTTCATAAGATCCGCATCATAAAACCCAGCCGTATGACGCCGGGCGGAAGCGAGCCCCTCAGGGCGAGCAATTAATGTACTACCTGTCGACCGGCTATTACGCTCGGACCTGACGGTCCTCGCTTGACCCGGTTGTATGACCCGTATAGATGTGGATAACTTAATTTGCGCCTTTCAGAAAAAATTTGTATGACTCGGGCCGCCAACGAGGTCGACCGAAAGGTCGAGCGAGTGTACTCATTTCTGGAAATTTTTAGAAAGTGGGTCGTGAGTCACGCAAGGGTCAATCCCCAGAGCTTCCCACTTATTAACATTTTTTCCCACTTTTCCATTTTGTAATACAGATATATGGAAATATAGCCATTTTGTCATACAATCATACATAAAATATGAGTACGATAAAAAGGTATGGATATTAGTACTAAAAACGCAATAAAAATAGGGGTAAAATTTATCCGGTCGATATGTCATAGTAATATGCTCGCTCGACCTTTCGGTCGACCTCGCTAAGACCTGGAGTATACTAGGAATTTAGTCCCAGTAGTTAACGTCTTTTCTATAATGGTCTGGATTATCTCTATGGATATAGTTTAGGATTACTAGTTTAAGCATACCTAGGTATCCCATTTTTTTGAATCTTCTATCGTCTTGACCTACATAGTATTTTGATATTCTAAAGTTGGCGGGGTTGTAGGTTTTTGACAGGGCGTAATCTTCTGAGTGTTGAAGTGTCTCGTCGAATTTATTTCTTTTTCTGAATTCATCAGTTCTGGTCAAGAAGAAAGTCCCTATTGCGAAGGGGGTTTTAGTGGAGATGATTTTGTTTAGGGGGTTGAAGATATGGAATACGAGTGAGGTTCTAATGTCCTTACCTATGGACTTTATTTTACAGGTTAGAAGATGAAGGTGTTCATGTTGCATTCTATATATGCTATTGTTTATTATATCTCTATTCAGGAGAACTACATCAGCATCTAGGAATAGTGTGTATTTGGTAGTTACAAGATCAGAACCTTTATTTCTACCATAAGCGACTTTACCTCCATTTATTATTTCTATGTTGATAATATCCTTATAGGTATATTTTAGTTCGTATAGTATATTCCTAGTATTATCAGTAGAGTTAGCGTCTGCTATGATTACTTTTGTACCATTTATACCATATTGTTCTACTATGGATAGTATAGTTCTCCCTATGTATTTTTCTTCATTCTTACAAGGAATCACTATAGTGAGTTTATCCTTTATATTCATGTACTTGGTATTTTCCATTGTTATAAGTGATATAGGAGTTATTTTCAATCCAATCCCCGGAATTTAGGTATCTTACTCCATCGACCATTCTATCGTCTGGATGGTGTATATGACCGCATATAACGGTATCGCAATTATGTTTCTTTGCTTGGCGGATTAGTTCATATTCAAAGGAGGTAATGAATTTAACGGCTTCTTTAACCTTGCTCTTTAGGAATTTAGATAGAGAGCGTTTCATCCCCAGCGATTTTAGTGTACGGTCGATGGTTATGGCGAAATCATATCCGACGGAACCTAGTATACCTAACCACTTTAGTTTAACTACGCCATCATATAAATCTCCGTGGGTAATGAATGTATTGTTCCAGATATACTCATTATGCACCTCCAGATTACCAAAACTGAATTCACCATATTCCCTTAAGAATTCGTCATGATTCCCCGGGATATATATTACCTTAGTGTTATTTTTGGAATAGGACAGTATTTTCCTGATGACATTGGTGTGAGATTGTGGCCAACGGAACTTTCTTTTTAAGAGCCAGCCGTCGATTATATCCCCAACAAGGAATAAAGTTTGCGGTTCATACTGCTTTAATAGCGCCAGAACGCCTTCGGCGTTGGAACCTTTGGACCCGAGGTGAACATCGGAAATGAATAATGCTTCTACTTTCATTCTGATAAATATGGCTATAACACTTCGGTTAGTATTCTCCATTCTTTCAGGAGCATACCATCAAGGGTGACTTCGACTGGAATGTCTTTTAGGTTTTCCACCCTATTAACTTTCGCTTCTTTAAGAAGTTTGGAAACGAATCTCATGGTCTCGTCGAATCCTATTGTTCTATCTTTTTCTGTCCATTTGGTATATTCGCTACGGGTAACCATCTCAGGGTCCCATGTACCTTTAAAATCACCTACACTCCAAGAACTATCACCAAGTGTGACAGATATACCAATGCATGCATCCTGATAACCTCCGTGGCCAAATCTAACTGATTGTATTTTACCTAGTTTCTTTTCCATATATTATGTTAGTATAATTTTTCTCCAAGAGTGTCCGTATCTGGTCGGAAATTAATGTATAAAATGATTAGGTCTGCTAATGTTATTATATGTGGGTTTATAGTATATAATAAGGTTTTCCTCTATGAATCTAGACATTAGAGCACAACCTATTAGGTACTTTTCAAAAATATCCCATTGTATTTTTTTATTATAACAATGACTTCGAATTCTTATATGAAGTTGTTTACTAAAGCCAATATAAACTATCTTGTCGCCTTTATAAAGAACATAAACACCTATTTCATCCATTGGTTTGTTAAACATATATCTACGCCACGCATTTTCCTCATATTCTAATCTATCACCAACTTCAAAGAGTGAATCATCTATTCCAAATATATCAGCAATCAATTCCCTAGGATGAACCATGATTTAAAACATTATTTTTTACAAAAGTACCATTTTTTTCCAAGAATGTCCGTATCTGGTCGGAAGTTTTTTATATAAGGATCGGCGAATGGTGGCCTTTGATGCGCCTGACTGTCCGGCGGCTTTATTTAAGGTGTTATATGCTCCTAGTATAGTTCCGTTCCGGTCGAGGTGTGCAACCATTATATCTCCATTTTTGAAGCCGAGAACTTCAGAGGCGTGTTTTCTATTATCTAGAGGTCGACACCATTCTAGATTCTCTACACGGTTATCATCCTTTATCCCATTGATATGATTTATTTGTTCATGGTTATTTGGGTTTGAAATAAACGCCATTGCCACTGCTCTATGTATCCTTAGGTTCTTTTTGATTCCTTTCTTAAAGGTTCTTAACCTTACATAACCATCAAAGGATTCGAACTTCATTATCCTAATACACCTCTTGGATTTTATTCTACCTTTGTTTGATACTAAGTATTGTTCTTCGTACCCAATTACATCTTTCCATACTTCTCCTTTGATATCTTTAATAGAGAAGTTTAAATAGTGCTTTGTCATGTCATTAAATTTTGAATTATATATGCTAATTTATATCCTGCGAATGCTCCTAGTGCTGAAGGTATTGGGAATACTATTAATTTACCC